CATTCACGACCGCCGTGACGGGGTTGGCCGCCGCAATGGCAGAGCCCAGTCCACTACTTGCTGGTGCCGCCGCTGTTATCGCGGGTATAGCCGCGTTGGCCGCGCCGCCCAGCACGCCGGGTATCGCAGAGGTTGCCGTGCGCGCTCCCGTGCCGCCCAGCAAGCCGCCGAGTGCGCCGCCGACGCCGCCCAGGTTGGCCATTAGCCCGCCGAGCGCGGCGATCACCTTGTTGATGCCGTTCTCGATGATCGTGCGAACTAGGCTCTTGGCTATCTGCTTGCCCAACTCCTCAAACTTCTGGCCCACCTTGCCGCCGCTGACGATGATGTCGGCCAGGCCGCGCGACAGGTCGGTAACGATGGTCGAGACTTGCCGGGAGATGGCCTGTTGCGTCTTCTTCCACTCGCCCGCCGTGTCGCGCGACAGAATCTTAATCATCTCCGCATTGCGCTTGGCGGAACGGGCCTGCTCCGCGCCGGCCAGAGCGCCGTCGTCCCGGCGCGGCTCGCCGGTCATGATTAGCTGGCCCAGGTCTAAATTGCGCGCCGATGCCGCCGCAAGCTGAATATCGCCGATTGCGGCCAGTGCGCGTTCGCGGGCGAAGTCGAAGGAGATACCGACTTCCTCCATCTTCGGAGGCACTCCGCCGACGTCCACGATGAACTTCTTGTACGCTTCGCCCAGCGCCTCTTGCGCCCGCTGCACGTCAATGGACGACGCCTTGCCCTGCTGGTAGGCTTCAATGATTCGCTCCATGGCCGTTCGCGCCAGCACGAAGCTGCCAATGGCGTCGGTGGTGTTGGTCACGCCGAGACGCTCAAAGCTGTTCGCCAGTTGGTCGACAACCGGCTTTAATTTGCTTTTCTTTTCGGCCAAAGCAGCGGCAGCAGCAGCCGCTGCCATGTACTGCTCGACCAGCTTTTCGGCTTCTGTCTTGACGTTTGCAATTGGCTTTGCGTTTTTGTTGAGCTCGCGCGACAACAAAATCAACTGTTTATTGAACTCGTCCAAGCTGATCGCGCCAGATCTATACTTTTTCTCTAGTTCAGCGACCAATGGAGATTTGCCGCGAAGCTGCTTGAGCAAGTTTTCCGTTGCATTCGAGAACAGACGATTTGAGTTGTTGAGATTGTCCTGCGCCACAGACAGTTCATAATGCGCGTAGGCAAGATTAGCCAGCCCAACCACCAACAGCGCAGCCCCCGCCGAAAACGCTGCCATGGCAATTGTGGCCTGCACTGTTCCGGCTGCGAACCCAGTCAGCGCTAAAATTTGAGCGCCCAATGCTGCGCCTAATGGCCCGATAACGCCAGCCAGCGAGCCAATCAGCGCTCCAAACTTAATAACGGCTTGGCTGATGATGATAAACTTTTCCGTTAACGTGCCTAATACCACGATGGCGACAGGTATTGCGGCAGCAAATGCCGCCAGCTGAATAGACGTTGCCTTAGTGCTGTCTGATAGGCCATTAAAGGCAATGATTAAATCCTTGGCGCGTTCAATCGCCGGATTCATAAACTCGTTAAGCACCATCTTTCCAATCGGCAGCAAAGCCTTGCCAAGCTCTGCCGCTGTTTGGGCCGTTGCTTCCTGCAGATTCTCAAACGCAGTCTTAGCCCCCGCCGTTGCCCTCTCGCTCTTCCCAAGCTCGGCAGTGATGATTCGAATAAACTGCTGAGAGCTAATGCCCATTTTCTCGAAGACTTTGGCTGGATCACCAATCGCCGCCGGTCCAAATTTTTCCTTGATGATCGCGGCAATCTGCGGGATACGCTCGATGATTGGGTCAAGGTTCTCTTTCGTGACCTTTCCCGCCGCGCCTAGCTGCGAAAGCTGTTTAATGACCTCGCTAAAATCTTCCTTGCCGCCCCCCACCACGGCCAGGGCGTTCCCCAGCTCCATCATAATTCGACGCGATTCATCGGCGCTGTTGCCCAGAACCTGCAGCCTGATTGATCCCTTCACGGCGTCTTCCAGATTCAGGCCGGGTAACTTTGCAACCTCTTTCAGCCGCTCCATTTCCTCGGCGGCCGCCTTGGTCGATTTCATCGTTGCCGCCAGCCCATTGCCGAGCGTTTCCATCTTAGCAGCAGCGGCCAAAGCCCCAGCCGCCACCCCGGCCAGGGGAGCAGTTATGCCAATCGAAAGCGCCTGTCCAGCCTGCGCCACGTCCGCACCGAAGCGCTTGATTTTATTCAGGCTGGCGTTGACCTTCTTGTCAAAGTCGTCGGTCGATGCGCCGATGCGGACAATCAGGTTGCTGAGAACAGGCATTAGCGGCGACCTCGCGCCTTAGCCGCCGCTTCCTTCGATGCCTTTTCTTGCTCCTGGTGCTTCATTTCCAGATACGCTCCCCATTCGCTGAACTCGCTTGATGACATCGTCGCCAGCAACTGACCAACCGTCATGTGTAGGTGCTCGGCGAGCGCAAACGCAAATTTACGCTCGCCAGTTAGTTTTTTGCTGCTTCAGCCGCCGCGTTTTCGGTCAAGCCGGATATGCGGCAGATTTCGGTTACGATGCGGTCCACAACGCTCCCCGACTGCTTCAACAGCTGGTCCTGGTGCGCCGGTTCAAATACCGCCTTGCCCGTCTCCGGGTCGAAGGTCGATGCGATCAGCAACCGCACCATGGCCACAGCGGGCCACTTCTTCGCGTCCTCGCCGAACTTGACGCGGTCTTCGGCGTTCATCTCGCGGACGGCGACCTTCGCGTCCCACTCGGGGACGTCGATTACGGTGCATTTCAGGTTGGCCGCTAGGGCTCTTTGTGCGATGGTCATGGTATGTAGTCAACAACTCCAAGAACGGAAAAAGAGACGTTCTGCTTAATGGTTTCGTTTTCGCCGACGGTGATACTGGCCGACGATTGGGACGCGCCGAAGACCCACTTCACGCCCGATGACTGAATGGCGTAGCACTCGATGATGTAGTAGCTGGTGGCGTTGGTCTGAAAGAACTGATCGTTAAAAAACTGGTTGAATGTGCACGTCGCGTCTGCCTGCACGCGCTGTCGGGACTTCCATGAGTCGCCGAAGACTTGGACTTCTTCGAGGACCGGCTGAATATCGAGGGTCCAGTCGAAGCCCTGCGCCGCCTTTGACAGCGTAAGGAACTCGCCGGTGACGGTTACCGCCCCGGCGGGAGTGTAGTTCCCAAAGATGATCTTGCCGCTTCCGTAAGCCACCTGATACCGGCTTGATGGGACGGTAGTGGCCCCGTCCAGAACGGTCAATGATGCGTTGGGGTTGATCGCGCGCCGGGTGGAGAGCGTGATCTGGTACACGCCCCCGCCCAGGTTGGTAGTCGCCTGCCCGGTCATGGCAGTGCCGGTGCCGGTCGCCAGAAAAATATCTGCGCTTCTGCCTGCGAGGACTGCCATAAGTGCTCCTTAGGTGTAGGTCAGTGCGCCGTTGCCCGTGAAGGTGTACGACACCGTCACAAGGCCGTTCTCGGCGGCGGTGATGGACGCCTGAACGAAGGCACTGCCCGAGTAATAGTTGGTGCCGTTGATATAGAACCGCACGCTGACGGTCGTGCCGCCGAGGACGGCGGTGTTGAGCGCAACGTGCCCGTTCGTGTCCGTGTTGTCGAATCGGCCCGCGCCCGTGCCGGACCAGTCGCGGATCGTGGCCGTCCGCTCCTTCCAGGTGTCCGCGAACGCTTGCGTCTCTTCAAGGCCGGTGGACACGTCAAGCGTCCAGGTGTCCATCTCGGCGATTACGTTTGCTGCAAGCCGGATCGAACCGGCGTTACCGCTTAAAACTGGCATAGCTCCCCCTTATTGGTAGTCGTGAATAAAGTCAAACTCTAGAATGACTGCATAGAGTTTTTCGTTGGTTTCGAGTGTCTCTTCGTACTCGATGCGTCGCCCGTTCAGATGCGTGCTTCGCACCGTGAGGCCACTCGCGTCCGTGATGGCGTCCTGCTGGTTGATCACAGCCGCGTAGACCGTGTCGGCGAGATCCTCGGCGGCTTTGCTATTGCCCGTGGCCATGCAGTAGATGTTCACCGGGCGGCGCGTGGCCGTCGGCGCTGCGCCGATGCTATGGAACGGGATATCGTCGATGGCCTCGATGACCAAAGCCGGATACTTCGTTTGGCGGGCCTGCTCGGCGTGGATATCGTAGACTCGATTGCCCACGACCGACGAGATGGTCGGCTCGGCCTGCGTGTAGCGGTAGAGGGCCTGATAGATCCTCACGCGGCACGCCCCAGTGCGTCAAAGGCCGCCTTGACGCGGGTTTCAAGCAGCTTTTTGATGCTGCGGCGCTTGGCCTTCACGGCGTCCGAGAGGAACGGATTCGGGCGGCTGCCGGGGTGGAAGACTTTCGTGCGGATCTGGTCGCCGACGCGGCTTAACCAAGCGAAGGCGCGGCCCGCGATCTTCAGGAGGCGCTTGTTGCTGCTCTTGCCGCGGATCCAGTGCGGCTTGGTGCCATTATGGACCATTGCAGCGTGCGGCGCGTCCTTCTGGAACGTAAAGGTGAACGCCTGCATGAACGTCTTGTATTTGCGGCCCTTCGCGGCCTTGATCGCTTTCTTGAGGTCGCCGGGCGGCCGATCCGCTCCGAACCGCTTGGTGGTGTACGGCGCAATCGGCGCACGCCGCGCGGCCTCGCCCCGAATCTCGCGGGCGGCTTCTAGCAGAGCCTCTTCGATGTCTTGGCCCGCTGCGGTCCCCATGACGCGCTTCATCTGGCCGACAAGTTCGTCCATGCCCTTCACGCTGATTCCGAGGCTGCGGCGCGAAGGCATTAGATCAGCACCTCAACGGCCTGCATGGTCAGCATCTCGTCGCGCTCGTCTGGATTCAGAATCGACTTGATATCGAAGTAGCGCGTGGCTTTTGTCTTCTGGTCGGTGTATCGGACCCGCATGGCCGGCGTCAGCCCGATCACAAACCGCAAGCGGATCGTGTGAGTCAGATCCGCCATGACCTGCCGCGCGGCGAAGAACTCGCGCCCGTTGCCGGTCTCGATGGAGGCCCAGCACTGATGCACGATCGTCCATGTCTCGGTGCGGTCGCCGTTGGCGTCCACGTCGATGGTGTTGGCCTCAATGTCGATCAGGTGCCGCAGTGCCCCGGC